AGGATGAGTTCCTCAGTCGATGTAGTAACCGTTCCCTGATCGAGGCGGTCACAGACGCGGTGGCGATGGGGCTGGACCCGAGCGGGTTGACGAATGAGGGGACGCTGATTCCGCACAAGACCCGATCCGGGGGGTTCCGTGCGGTCTTTGTCCCGGACTACCGGGCCCTCATTCGCCTGGCGATGGCCAACCCGCGGGTCTCGCACGTGGAGGCCCGGGTGGTCCGGGCCAAGGACGAATTCAACCTCGATTTCGGGGATCCGGAGGGACGGATTGTCTCCCATCGGCCGAACCTCCAGGCGTCGGACGCAGAACCGATCGGGGCCTACGCGGTGGTCTGGTTCCGCGACGGGGTCCGGCCCCTCGTGGAGTGGATGTCCCGGGCGGAGATCGAGGCCAATGCCGAGCGGGGCGGCTCGTTTGGGAACGACAATAGCCCCTGGGAGACGGACTGGGGCGAGATGGCCCGCAAGACGGTGATCAAGCGGTTGCTCAAGTATATGCCCTTCACCAACGGGGCGAATCCCGGATCGAAAAGGGAGAGGGTGTGCTGTCATCAGGGGCCAGAGGAGCGGGACGCGGTCGTGGAGAATCCTCCGCGACTGGACTATGCAAAGGCGATTGCCGAGGCCACGGCGGAGACGATCGACCTGATCATCCGCACGATTCGGGAAGATGACAGACTGGACCATGAGGAGAAGACCGAGCTCTTCAATCGGGCCGTGGATAAGAAACATTCGTTGAAGACGGTGAGTCGTTAGGAGGCTTTGTTCAGGAAAGGATTCAGGGATGCTCGTGCTGACGCGACGGATCAATGAGGCGATTGTTTTGTCGAACGGTGTGCGGATTGTGGTAGGCGAGATTCGCAGGGGACAGGTCAAGCTGGGGATCGAGGCCCCGCCGCAGATCGTGATTACCCGATCGGAGCTGATCGAGAAGGACCAGAAAACCCGGAAAAAGTCGCAGTGTTTTCGGTCCCATGAACAGGGAGGACGATCATGAGTCGCATGGTGGAGATTTGCGAAACCGGGGATTGCGGGCTGTGTTTCCGTTGCCGTTTACAGAGTGTCGAGAGGGCATTCCATAGCCTGCGAGATGCCGTCTGGCGGATGCGGCAGTCACAGCGGAGCTATTTCACGACGCGGGCGATCTCGGCCTTACGGGAGGCCCAGGCGGCGGAGCGGCATGTCGATGCATTGCTGAAAAAGCTGGAAGAGCATGGGGTTGATCAACCGCGATTGTTTTGAACGGATCGAGGAGAAGCAGGAGGTGAGCCGTGGCAGGATTCACGATCACAGCGGATGGAAGGTTCACGATCGTTCAGGTCTGTGGACCGCGGGAGCGATTTGCCCTGGGGTTGCCGATTGGGATGGCCTCGCAGCGGGAGGCCATTGAGATTTGGGCCAATTGGGCCTATGGGCTGGTCGAGGAGGGGGCCATCCCTTTGTATCTGGCGGAATCCCTGGTAGACACCCTGGAGGCCCGAGCGGAGGCCTATCTGCCGGCGCCGATCCGGTGGCTGCGGAGGCTGGGCGAAAAAGGGAGGAGGAAAAATTATGGAAGCCAATCATGACTATCCTCATGTCTGGCGAATCAGGAAGTGGTTGCCGGAGCGGTTTGGGCAGCGATGCCGGATACTTGTGCCAGCAGACAACCGTCGGCTTGGTCCGAATAACGTCCTCGTGGAGTTCGAGGACGGAGTGAAAGTCGTTGCCACACGGTGGGCGACTAAGAGGAGAAGAGACTGACTGTTAACCAGGAGCAAAACGATAGGTCGTCGGAGGGCATGAACATGAGACGATCACGACCTGTAAAAACGTTTCTCAGGTACCTTACGGGCAAGATTGGCGAAATAGCGTGCCCAGCGATCCTCTTATCTGATCTGTTTTCTCACCCCGGAAACGAAGTCGTCGCAGCAGGAATTAACGTCAAGCTACGGGAATACTTCCGGAACTGGGATGTTCACGGGGCCGCCGACGCGGTCGTGCATACGTGAACTGGTACGCCCGGGCGGGTTGGCCGCCGCAGGGAGGGACGCCGGGTTCGAGTCCCGGCCGGGCGGATGCCTGGTGTGGTGCCAGGCAGGCACGGAAAGGAGAGAAGCCGGAATGGCCGAGGACTGGATTCCGATTTCTGTTGCTTTGCCCTCCAAGCCGGAAGTCGTCCAGATCGCTACCTTGACGAAGCGATCTCCAGATGAGGTCGTTGGCGTTCTGATACGATTCTGGAGCTGGGCCCAGCAGCATTCCAGCGACGGTACGTTTCCGGGGATGACCAAGGCGATGGCTGCAGCCGCCTGTCATATCTCGGAAAAGTTTCTGGACGCCTTGGAACTGGTTGGCTGGCTCACCAGCACCGAATGCGGGATCAGCATCCCCAATTTTGACCGATGGCTGGGACGAGGCGCCAAGTCGCGTTTTCTGGAACGGCAGAAAAAACGCATGCAGAGGGCACACAACAAAGGTCTCCCGTCCAGAGAAGTGTCTGATCAATGTACTGTCCCTCATCTGTCCCGTGTTTGTCCCGAATTTGTCCCGAATTTGTCCCGCGAGGATCGGGACAAAAACGGGACTACATTACATTACAGTACAGATACAGAGAGAGGATCTATTCCTTCGTTACAATCAGAAAGTGATTTAAACCTAATCTGTATTGGAGAATGTTCTATCAGCACGGAGACAGAAAAATCTTGCGGCGAGGTTGACACAGTCAACTCGCCGCCGTCTCTGCCAGGCGACATTGCGGAGCTTGTTTTTCCCTGCGAGGGCTCGAAGGGCCAGTGGCGGGTGCCGCCCGAGTTTTACGGGATGCTCAAGAGGAGTTATCAAACCCTCGACGTGGATCATGAGCTTCGTAAGGCATATGCCTGGTTGATGGCCAATCCTGGCAAGCGAAAGACGTCCAGGGGAATGACCCGGTTTCTCGTCAACTGGCTGAATCGTGCCGTGGACTGTGGCGTTCGTCACACGAAACACGATCCCCATTACGAGGAGGACATTTATGCATGACGACTGACAATAAGCGTTTTTGGGCTGTGGCCATTGTCGGCCAGTTTTTTCCTGATTTCGATGACTGGCTCCGCCGGACCCAGAACCGGGGACGCTACATGGAGGTTGCCCAGGAGGCCCTGGAAAAACTCCCGCCGGCGGTCCTGGAGAAGGCCTGCAAGCAGCTTCTGCAGGGGGACCCCATTCGCAACAGTCGTCTCCCCTTCGTTGTTGCCGAATGGGCTCGCACAATCGTAGCCAGGAGTGAGGCCGTCCGCTGGCGGGCGGTGGCCGACGGGCAAGAGACGGTCCGCTGTCGGGACTGCCAGGACACGGGCCTGGTGGATATCCTCCACCCGCAAACCGTGGCGGAGTGTCTGGCGAGCCGCCAGCTGCCGGCCTTCCCTTACACGGCCGTTGCCCTCTGCCCCTGCCAGACCGGCCAGGCCCGGCGGGAGATGTGGCTACGGGCGAAGCGGCAGCACCGCATCGAGATTGTCTTTTACGATCCCCAGCGTCACATCTTGCGGCAGCTGGGGGTCCTGCCGATGGATCAGTACCGTCAGCTCCTCGGGCAAGGGGAGCAGAAGCGGGATACGGGGATTAGGGAGCGTCGATCGCCGCGGGCCATTGTGGCTGACCTGGCTGAAAGGACACGGCTTGATGACTTTTGAAACGGAAGGGTTGGAGATGATGCCGATTGGGTTCGTGACAAAGCAAGGGAATGAGATCAAGAGCTTTTCGACGGGGGCGATCCGCAGCACGGACGCCGATGGCGAGCGGTGGGACCTGATCACCCCGATTGGGCTCCGCCGGGTGGCGGCCACGTACGCCGAGGGGGCAGCCAGATACGGCGAGCGGGGATGGGAAAAGGGGATGCCCGCCAGTGATCTGATCAACCATGCTCTCCGGCATGTCTATCTCTATCTGGCTGGCGATTCGAGTGAGGATCATCTCGCCCATGCCGTCTGGAACCTCCTGGCGGTCATGCATTTTGAAGAACGGCAGCCGGAGCTGATTGATATCCCCAGCCGCCACGGGGATGGCACGAAACCGACATGACCAGCCAGCATGCGTCACGGAGGAGACTCACAAATGTCAAGTACGTCCGTAAGCTTGGAGCTCCCTTACCCGCCGAGTGTCAACACGTTCTGGCGGCGATGGCGGGGCAAGGTGGTTCTCACCGGGGCCGCACGGGAGTTTCGTCAGCGGGTGGCCGAGCGGTGGTTTTCCTACCGGCATATCCACCGGCATGCGGGGTTTGGGACAAGTCCCGTGGCATGCCGGGTCACGGTCTGCCCGCCGGACAACCGCAAGCGGGACCTGGATAATATCCTCAAGGCCCTCTTCGATGCCCTCCAGCACGCCGGGGTCATCGAGGACGATAGCCAAATCCGGAAGCTGATGGTGAGCTTCGACAGGGGCTTCGAGCCCGGCGTGATCGTGGTCTTGCGGCGGCTGCCGCGGTGGTGAAACGTGACCAGGAGCGAGTTTTTCCGGAGGAAGTGAGCGATGGACCAAGAGGCGCGATGCCCCTGCCAAGTGAAGGATTTTCCGGAATTGCATGCCACGATCCGCCGGGCCCTACGGCTAATCCTCAATCTCCCCGAGGCCTCGGGGCGAGACCCGGCGGTGGTCCTTTCCGATCTCTGTCTCTGTGAGGCGGGGGATTTGAGTTCGGCGGAGGCGACGCTGCAGTTTGCCGACGAGCGGTGCGGGGCCCGCATCCCGCTGGTGGTTGTCCCCGGGCCGCCGGCCCTGGTCCTCTGTCAGATCCGCGATCTGGGGGCAGTGGCGACCTGGTATCTGCGGGCCCTGGAGGTCCTCCACGGCCGGGAGTGTCCCGGTTTTTCAGGGAGGAGGGGGTAGAATCGACCTATGGCGGTGACGCAGGCCCATCGCGATTGGATCTGGAAGCTCCGCCAGACCGGGGCCACGGTCCGCAAGATCGCCGAGATCACCGGTCTGTCGCGGAGTGCCGTGTGTCGGGTCCTGGCCGAGGGGCCGGATCCGATTCCCGCGTCGGGACCGATCGGGCGTTGTCCGCGGTGTGGTCGGCTGGTGCGGCTCCCCTGTCTGGCGTGTTTTCTGGAACAGGCGCCGCAGAAGAAGAAACGGGTCTGGAAGGCGAGTTTTCGCAGATTGGAGGGAATGACAATGGACCTGGTGAAAGAACTCACGGAACTGAAGAAGGCGATTCAGGACGCCCTCGAGGATGGGCGGATCAAGCCGATGGAGGCGATTCGGATTGCCAAGGAGGCCTCCGATGTCCTGCAGATAGTGGCCGTTCTGATCTTCGGGGTGGCGGATGCGAAGCTGAAAAAAGAGCAGGGGGCCTGACCATGCTGAGGGTGTTTCTGCCATGCTGGCTGGCCATCGGGCTGGCCATGGTCGCTCCTGCCGGCGAGTTGCGATTCGAAGCGAAAGGGGGGCCAAGCCTCGTCGTCACAGTCAAAGGTGCCACAAAGCAAGTCTGGCGCGTTGATCCCGACGGACGCATCCTCGTAGCCGCAGTTGTCGGCGACGACATCGTCCTGGAAGATTTTCCGTGGAAGGTCACACCTGGGCCTGAACCCCAGCCGGAGCCACAGCCGGAACCGGAACCGCAGCCCATACCATCGGGCCCGAAGACCGTGATTTGGATCGAGGAGTCGGGGGACCGGTCTCCCTCGCAGGCCGCGGCGATCATTCAGCGGGAGATCAGAGCGGCAATCGAGCGGGCGGGCTGGCACCTGCGGATTGTGGACCAGGACGTCGTGGACGAGACAGGCAAGACGCCTGCTGATCTGGCGCCCTACATTGACGCAGCGAAGAAGGCTGGTCTCCCGCGGCTGTTTATCCTGCAGGACGGAACCGAGCTTTATGCCGGCGTTGCCCCTCCGGACGCCTCGTCGCTGAGTGCCCTCCTCAGCCGGTTCGGGCTGGTGGTGGGTTCCGCACGGACCGTGGACCCACCGCCGCCCGTATCTTCGCCGACGGGGCCTGAGGAGGCCTGTCCGACTGGGCGGTGTCCCGTCCCAGCGAACCCGACGATCCGCCGGTGGAGGTTGATCAGATGATGATGACTGTCACGATTGATGGCCGAGAGTACCACCTGGGGTGTCATCCCCGGCTGCTTCATCCGGGTGCGGTCTATCCCGTGCTGGGTTCGGAGTTGGGGCGGTCCGAGATCCGGCTGATCCCGCGGGAGGAGTGGGCGGAGATCGATTTCAGCCACCTGGTCCCGGCGGTCCTCGATCAGGACGGGACGAATGCCTGCAACGCCTTTGCCGCGGTGCAGACGCTTCATGTCCTGAGGAGCGAGGCGGGGCTCCCTTTTGTCCGCCTCAGCCCGGGCAATCTCTACGGGCGGATCAACGGGGGCGTGGACGGCGGGAGTTATCTGTCGGACGCTATCAAGGCCCTGGAAAAGGACGGTGTTTGCACGGCGGCCACGGTGCCGGAGATGGAGTGGCGGCAGCGGCGGTGGGCCTCGGGCTGGAAGGACGAGGCGAAAAAGTTCCGCATCTTGGAGGCCTGGGATTGTCCCTCTTTCGAGCATTTGGCCTCGGCCCTCCTGCTCGGCTTTCCGGTGAACTTAGGGATCCTCGTGGGGTGGAACTTCCGCGTCCAGGCGGACGGCTGGCTGGCCGACTATCGCGGGGGCGGGGGTGGGCACGCGATGTGTGGTGTCGGCTTGCTCTATCATCGTGAACGCAAGACATGGGGGATCAAGGTCGTCAACTCCTGGGGCACTGCCTGGGGCCAGGCGGGCTTCGCGGTCGTCCCAGAGAGTTATTTCCGGTCGAACCCCTTTGCCGACGGCTGGGCGGTGCGGGGAATTGTTGACCCTCAAGGAGACTGGTGATGGAGGTCCTCTTGGAGCAGATGCAACAGGACGTGAAGGCCCTCCAGAAGCAACTTCTGGAGCAGCGGGAGGAGTTTCGAGGTCAACTGGCCGATATCCAGGCGGGGATTGCGGAGATCCGGGTGATCTACGCCGATCATCACCGCCGTCTCGACCGGGCCGAAAAGACCCTTTTTGGCAATGGGTCCACGGGGCTCTGCACGAAGGTTTCCGCCATCCTCTATCTCAGTTCCGCGATTGCCGGGTTCGTGGTGATGCTCCTGGCTCAGGCCATCTCCGACTGGATACACTAGGGATCACCCGCGGCAAGCGGGGTATCAGCTCCTGAAACACACCTGCGGGCGAATATGGCGAAGAAGGCGAAGCCAGCCAGTGAGGATCAGCCCTCCCCCAGGGGGAAAAAGACCCGGGAGTCGAACGATCAATCCCCTCTCCAGAAAAAGGCCGCTGGGGAGGTGGCTTTGACGGCGAAACAGACCGCCTTTCTGGCGGCCTATGCCCAGTGCGGGGTCGTCAGTGATGCGGCCCGGGCCGCGGGGATCAACCGCACAACCCACTATCAGTGGCTGGAGCAGTCGGCGGAATATGCTGCGGCCTTCGCCCAGTCCCAGCAGCGGCTGGCCGATCTCTTGGTCGATGAGGCGGTGCGGCGGGCCCTGGCGGGGAGCGATCGGCTCCTCGAGTTCCTCCTTAAAGGGCTGAAACCCGAGATGTTCAACCGGCAGCAGGTGGAGGTCCAGGCCCCCGGCGGTCTCGCCATGGTCGCAGTCTGGCAAATGTCTGACGATGAGCTCGAAGAAGAAATCTCCCGCTACCAGCGGATCATCAAATGAAAAGCGCCGCCTGGCCATCTTGATGCGGGAGCGTGCTCGTCGATTGGCCCGCCAATCCCTGCTAGCCTTTACTCAGTTTACGAAGCCGGACTACGAAACGAACTGGCATCACCGGCTCCTGGCTGAGAAACTCCAGGAACTCGTGATGGGAGAGCTCCGTCGTCTGATCGTCTGCATGCCCCCCCAGCACGGCAAGAGCGAACTAGTCTGTCGACGGTTTCCGGCCTGGGTCCTGGGGCGGCAGCCGCAGACGCGGATCATCGCCTGCACGCATACGGCGACCCTGGCCGAGGCCCATAGTCGGGACATCCAGCGGATCATGGAGGCGGAGGACTATCGGGCGGTCTTTCCCGGGGTAGCTCTACCGTCGGCGGAGAAACGCCCTTCTGGGCGCTTTAAGCGGACGGATGACTATTGGGAGTTGCCCCAGGGTGGGTATTTCCGGGCCGCGGGGGTTGGTGGGGCGATCACTGGACTCCGCTTCGATCTGGGGATCATCGATGATCCGATTAAGAGTCGAGAGGAGGCAGAAAGCCCCGTGTATCGGCAGCGGATCTGGGAGTGGTATACGAGTGACTTTTTCACCCGGCGGTCACGCGATGCGCGGATCGTGGTCTGCATGACCCGCTGGCACAAGGATGACCTCGTGGGGCGGTTGCTCAAACAGGAGGATGGGGACAGTTGGGAAGTCCTGGAGCTCCCCGCCTTGGCCCGGGAGGAGAGACGGCACAGGGAGGATCCACGGGCCCCAGGAGAGGCCCTCTGGCCGGCGTTTCTCGACGCTGACGCGCTCGAGCAAACGAGAAGACAGGACCTGCGGGCCTTCGCGGCCCTTTATCAGCAAGACCCGGCGGAGGCCGCGGGGACGGAGTGGCCGGCCAGCTATTTCGGCGACTGGCTGTGGGTGGAGGAAGACCGCTGGCCACCCCGTGTGGACTGGTGGGTGATGGCCATCGACCCCTCACGAGGTCGCGCGGACCTCCCGGGGGACGATACGGCCATCGTCGTCCTGGGTGTGGCCACCGACCGGGGGCTCCTCTTTGTCGATGCCGAGATCGAGCCGCGGACTCCGGAGGAGACGATCCGGCGGGCCCTCCAGCTCTTCGAAGAGTATCGGCCCCGCTGGATCGCTGTGGAGTCGAACCAGTATCACGGGTTCCTGGAACGGCAGCTGGAGCGGGAGAGTCTGGCCCGGCTGGGGGTCCGGGTCCCCGTGTGGCCGGTCCTCAACACGGAGCCGAAGATCATGCGGATCCGGAGGATCGGCCCCTATCTGGCCAACCGGGAGCTGCGGTTCCGCCGCCATCCAGGGTGCCGGGTCCTGGTCGAGGAACTGGAGGATTTTCCCCTAGCCGAGCATGACGACGGCCCGGATGCCCTGGAGATGGCCCTGCGGATGGTCCTGCAGAGCGTCGTTCACAAGCCGGGGGCCATCGTCCGGGAGCATGAGCGTCCCGGGAGTCTCCCCGAGCTGTGGTAAAACAGCGGGAAGGAGGTTCCTATGCCCTTTGATCCAAGTCAACTCTTTCGTCGGGCCGATGTCGTCCTGCGGCGGGAGCTCGAGGAAAGCTTCGCGCGTACGCCGGTGGGCATGGTCACGCGGTTGGCCCGCAGGCAGCCCGGCCAGGACCCAGCGCGACTGATGGAACAACTCGGCCGCGGTCTAGGTCTGCGAGAGTTACAGGGGACGACCATCGCAGAAATCCGCGGGGCTATCGAGCGCTATGCCGGCCGCTCGCAGTGGTCCCTAGTGAAAAATTTCCTCCGCTCCATGGGCCCCGTGGGGATGCTGATGGAATCCATTTTCACCCCGATGGGAAAATCTCCCTTCGAGGCCCCCGGATTCCGGCTCTCGGTGCTCGATGCGATCAATTTTCTGCGGGCCTTCGGCTTCGAAGTCTTGCCGCCGAAGGACATGAAACTCCCCCGCGAAGAACGTGAGCGGGCCATTTGGGCGGCCTACTATTTCCTGCGCGAAAACGCCGAACTCCTCCTCCGACAACCCGAATTTGGACTGGCCCCGCTTGAAAAGGCCCGTACGGTCGAAGAAGAGGTCGAACAGCGACGGGAGACGTCCATCCCGGAGAGCGGGACGGTCCTCGTCCCGATGCGGTTCGGCCCGCCGCGGGAGTTTCCCGTGGATCACCCCCTGGTCAGCGGGGAGATGGTCGAGGTCCGCTCCTCGAATGTCCATTCGATCGGCTACGACCTGGATCAGCACATCCTCTACGTTCGGTTCTGGGCGGAGACCATGCGTAAAGGGGAGCTGGTCCGTTTCCCAGGGAGTCTCTACGGTTATCGGGACGTCTGGCCAGAAGAGTTCCTGGCCTTTCTCGACGCCGGATCGAAGGGGTCCTGGGTCTGGGACCATCTCCGCGAGCGGGGGACGGTCTCGGGGCACAAGAAGGCCTACTTTCTGGCGGGGATCACGGGAGCCTATGTCCCGCGGCAGGCGGCCCTGACGATGATCCGGGGGCCGAAGACGGGGCGGATGTATCCCGCGGAGGTCTTCCGTCCGCGGACGGTCTTTCACGAGGGGGAGTGGATCACCTCGAAATTGCCCTTTGAGGTCGTCCAGGTCTTCAAGGTCGTCAAGCCGGCCCGGCCCGGACTGCGGCCCCTCCTGGGACTGGAGTGAGGTGACTGTCCCGGTTTTGGCAGATGACCCTGGTATATTCGGGGTATGGTGAGTTTTCTGGAGATTGCCAAGCCGAAGAGTTTTCCCGAGGAGGCCTTTTTCAACGTCCAGGACGTGCCGGTCTTTGTGGCCCACCAGGCGACCCTCTCCGATGGACGGCGGGTGGTCTTCGGCCCGCAGGAGCTGGCGGCGATTGTGGCCAATTGCAACCGCCGGATTGAGGAGACGGGCGATTACGCCGTGATCACGCTGGGTCACACCCCGGCCCCCGGCCAGGAGAAGCCCGAGCCGGAGGTTGTGGGATTTGCCGGGCCGTTTCGGCTGGGGGAATTTGGTGGGCGGCCGGCAATCCTGGCCGATTTTCATATCTTCCAGGAGCACAAAGACGTCCTGAAAAAATATCCCCGGCGGAGTCCGGAGTTTCGCCTGGT